CAACCCCCTGGTACGCCAATGGCCACCACCGTTCTGTCCGGCACGTCCGGCGCTCTCTACTACAAGCCCGCTGGCACCACCGGAACGTTCGGTGAAGCTGGCGTCAACACTGGCACCGACGTCATCACGGTAGAAACCTACCTGAACTTCAAGGTCGGCGATCCCGTGAAATTCCGCGTTGTGAACAGCCAGACCGGCGGTTCCGGCACCGGCACGCTGCCTGCCCCCATCTCTGACGCCACCACCTACTACGTTCTCAGCTACACCGCTGCCACTGGTGCGCTGACCGTCTCCACCAGCGCCGGTGGCACCATCCTGGCCATCACCGACGACGGCACCGTCGCTGCTCCTAACGAATTCGAGGTCTATTACGCCGACTTCGCCGTCGTGGGCCAAGTCCGCGACTGGAGCTTCGAGATCAGCCGCGCCGAGATCGACGTCACCACGATCGGTCAAACCCCCGGCCAGTACGTGCCTTTCCGCAGCTACATCAGCGGCTTCGGCGACGGCTCCGGCACCGCCACCGTCTACATGACCAACGAAGACGCCGCCCTCTCCAACCGCATGGTGGAAGATGTGCTGCAGCGCCAGCAAAACGGCGCCGCCTTCAAGCTGTACACCGACCGTGTGTACAGCGGTGGCAGCCTGAGCGAGACCCTCAGCCGCTCGATCAGCTTCGACGCCGTGCTGACCTCGGCCAGCCTGAACATCAACCCGGACGACGCCCAATCGGTGACCGTCAACTTCCGTCCCGCTGGTAGCCCCACCTTCGACTTCAGCAAGTCCTGATAGTCTGTCGAGCGGACGAAACCGTGACCCCGGCCTCACCGCCGGGGTTTTTTATTTCTAATCCGCTACAGTAGTGCCATACCCCAATTCCTGGTATGCCAGTTCCCGTCCGCGCCATTGACCGCCTCCGCAAGGCCGCCAACCTGGAGCCCGTCAAAAAGACCGTCGATCTGTCTGACGGCAGCGTATTTGAGATGTGGGTGACTCCGCTGACAATGGCCGAGCGCGAGCGTGCCCAAAAGCAAGCCAAATCCGACGACGCCAACGCCTTCGCCCTCCAACTGCTGATCACCAAGGCCCTCGACGAATCTGGAGCCAAGCTCTTCAGCCCCGGCGAAGTTGACGTCCTCAAAAACGAAGTCAAGGACAAGGACCTCCAAGCATTGATGCTGGCAATCCTGACGGACGACGCCGAGCCCATCGACCCCAAGAACTAGCCAAGGAGCTTCGCCAGGACAACTGGCTCATGCTCCAGTTCGGCGTCGCCAAAGAGTTGGGCCTAACCCTCCATGAGGTCCGCACCACAATGACTGCCGAAGAACTCCTTGGCTGGAGCGCCTACTTTCAGATCTTGAACGAGGACCAGCAAAAGGAAATCGACAAGGCCAAACGCCGCCGCTAACCCCGGCGGCTTTTTACGGCGTAAACTGAAGTACCAGAGTGTGACGCAGCGCCGTGGCCTACAGAGCCGACATTGAAATAGGCGTAAAAGGTACTCGATACCTAGACGAACTGCAAAGTAAATTAACCCAAGTATCAAAAACTATTGATCAATTAAATAATAAAAATGTAGTTGTAAGGCGCACTATTGCTGGCGCAGCATCTGCTACTCCTATGGGTCCGGGAGGTGCAGGAGTAACGAGTGCCAGTGCTGTTGCGGCGGCTACAGCTGTAGAAAACAAAGTAAAGGCAGCCAGAAGAGAAGAAACGCAGGCCGCTATAAAAGCAGTACGGGATCGTGGTATGGCCGAAAATTATATTTCTAGTGTTATAGAAAGACGTTTACAAGCGAAACAAAAAGAACTTCAGTTAGAACAGAAAATTACTGCAGAAACAAATAATCGCGCTGCTTCAAGTATGAAAGGGCGCGCCGGCGGTGCGATCAGCAGTGCAATTATTGGTGGCGGTTTCCCTTTACTTTTTGGTCAAGGACCAGCCGCCGCCGCTGGAGGTGCATTGGGTGGCCTGGCTGGCGGACTCTTAGGCGGAGGTTTCGGATTTGCTCTATCAATTCTTGGTACAGCTTTAGGAGATGTAATTACACAATCTGAAAAGTTTAATACAAGTATTGCAGGACTTAATGCTTCATTAGATACAACAAGTGCTAAAACTATAACAACGGGGGAAGACATAAAACAACTAGCTAAAGATCTTCAGCTAACAACAGAAGAAACAGTAAAACTTGTTGAAGCGTTTGCTCAGTTTGGGCAGGGCAATACTCGTGAAGCTTTAGCACGCGCTTTTGGACCAGTCGGGGGAGCACAAACGTTTGAGCAGATAGCTAAGGCGGGTGTAAGTGAAAAAGATGCCTTGGAATCTATATATGCACTTAGAAAAGTTATAGGTAATGATGCGGCTCAACAACTTGCCCTCCAACTAAGCACCGTTGGAGCGACTGAAACGCAAGCTGCGCTGCTTAAAGTCGTTTCTGATAGAAGTATTCAAATATCTGTAGCTCAAGCAAGTCAGGTTCGTTTTACCGATAGATTATTGAGCGCGTGGGAAAACATTGTATCAGGTGTTGCGTATGCATTAACTTTAGCCACACGATTTATATCAAAAATGCAAGAAGGTAGTTTAATAAAACTACCTTTTTTGGATCGAATTGAAAAAGTATTTAGTAAAATTATTGGCCGCACGCCTGAGCAGATTGCTGCTGGACGAGGTGCTGATACAGAAAAACGCCTTCGTGCCGAGTTAAAAGCGATACGAGATGCTTTGCGCGAAGAGACCGGGGCTCTTAGTACCCAGACACGCTTAGGCGCTGGATATAGCGGTAACGCGCCTGAAAGTCGTGCTGCCCAGCTTAAAGCGGACTATACCGCACTACTTGAAATTGGAAATGCCGAAAATCTTATAAGAGATCTTTTATTTGAAGGTAGAGATATTCTTGCCGCTGAAGTAGAACTTACAAAAACATTATCTGATATTGAAAGAGATCGAGTTAAAGCCTTAGAACAAGCGAATTACCAAAGCGAGAAAGACTTAATAAATAAAACAGCTGCTGCCCGCGTTGGTTTTGCGCGTCAGGCATCAGAAGATAAATTGAGGGAAATAACACAAAGACGTTTTGAACAAGAACTGCGTGCTCAGGAAGCCGTAAGAAATGCTGTTAAGCCATTTACCGATTTAACTTTACAGCAAAAGATCCAAACACAATACGGACAAACATACTTACGTCTTATACGAGAAGGTATGCTTCCTGCGGAAGCAGAACGCATTGCAAACTTTGAAAAGCTCGTAACTGAACAACTATTAGCTGTAGATGGACAAATAAAAATAACCGAACTGGCACTCATAGAAGCTAAAGCCCGTGGAGCAAGCACAGTTGAGCTTGAAAAACAGTTAAAAATTTATAAAGATCAACAAAATGCTATAAGAGACAGGGCAACACAAGGACCAGGTGAGGGTAAAACAGATGCCGAACGCTTACAGGATGCTGTTGCGGCAGCTAGAGGTGAACTAACTACACTTACTGACCCAATTAACCAGGTGATCGCTGGAGCTAAAGCTATAGGCGATTCTTTCCGCGATGCCTTCCGCGGACTCGTGTCTGGTGCAATGACAGGTCAAGAAGCTCTTGCCGCGTTCTTTAAAGGGGTAGGCGACCACTTTATGGACATGGCTTCCCAGATGATTGCCAAACTCATTGAAATTTGGATATTAGAAACAGTATTAGGCATGATTAGCGGTTCCAGTCCTGGAACGGCAAGTTCAGCTGGTGCAAATGATTTACCCGGATCTATTACATCTCCTATGCCGGTTGCGGCGGAGGGTGCTTACTGGACCGGCGGTTTCCGCGCTTTTGCTGACGGGGGTATCGTTACTCGCCCAACAATGGGTCTAATCGGCGAAGGTGGAGAACCCGAGTACATCATTCCCGCCAGCAAGATGCGCTCGGCCATGAACCGCTATGCATCTGGCGCCCGCGGCTCAGCCGTCATTCCCGCTGGGTCGGACGGCGGCGACGGCATGGCCACCGCATCCGCACCCACTGGAGCAATCGACGTGCGCTATACGGTGGAACGCATCAATAGCGTGGACTACGTTACGGCTGACCAATTCCAGCGCGGTATGCAACAAGCTGCTGCCCAAGGCGCCGCGCAAGGCGAACAACGCACCCTCCGCCGCCTGCAAAGCTCCACCAGCACCCGCAAACGCCTCGGAATGTAATGGAACTCGCAATCGGCAACTTCATCACGTTCAGCGACAACGGCAACGTCCGCCAACGCTTCCAGAACTTTTTTATCAGCGAAACAATCACCTATTCCGGCGACGAGTACGGCTTCTTGCCGTTCGGCTTCTCTGGCGTCACGATCAACCGCACCGGCGACAACACCGACGCCAGCCTGTTGCTGCCAAACAACAGCCTTAGCCGCAACTGGGCCGTAGAGGCCCTCAACAACCGTTGGCTGGCACATGTCCGTGTGATGCTGCTGGACCCCGACGACCGCACCAGCTTTAGCCAGCTCCACCAGTATTACGGCCTTGTGGCCAGCGGCTCATGGAAGGAAGCCGAACTGGTGATTAACCTGAACACGGTATTGGACGCGGTTGGCGCCGAGTTCCCGATGCGCCGCCTGAGCCAACGTCTTATTGGCAATATCCCCACAACCAGTGGCGTCCGACTGCAGTGACCTTATCGGGCGCCCATACCACCTTGGCGCAGATGGCAGCGGCGACGAAATCGACTGCATCCACTTGGTCTACACAGTGCTGGAGCGGCTGGACATTGCCACGCCACCGTTCAATCCAGACTGGTATACGGCCTCAAAACGTGCAGTGGTGCGGGATTTGCTTGGCTGGGGTCGCCGTATCCCACGACCCGAGTACGATGGGGACATCTTGTTACTCCGCGAGAGTAATTGGGCATTTGCGGTGACATGGCAGACCGGGATCCTGTACATCAACCGTTATTTGGAGACAGTCGCCTGGGCGCCGCCGCACGTCTTTATCAACCCCGTTTGCTTCCGTACGAAAGGCACCTGCTAGAACTTACGGGTTTAAGCGAAAACGAATACCGCTTTTTTGTGCATGAGGCCTGGAAAAGAAGCCGAGTTCGCCCAGCAGCGTACGATGTAGTACCCGATGTAACAAACGAAGCTGTTTTAGTATCTATTCTTGTAAGTCTTGCTGTAGGAGCTATTACATCAGCAGTCACATATTTTTTACTTCCTAAACCTAGTGCCCTAAAAAGTCAGCAACAGAGTACATCACAAATTAACCTAGATAGTATTTTAGGCGGCCAACGCTTTACACCTACCTTTGGTTTCGATAGCCAGGCTGAATTAGCTACCTACGGCGATCCAATCCCCGTCATTTTTGGCCGTTGGACTGGAACAACCGGCGGCATCCTTGTGACCCCCAAGCTGGTGTGGTCCCGCATGTTCAGCTACGGGCGCCAGCAAGGTGTCAAGCTGCTGTTTGTTGTAGGCGAGCAAGGTGTTGCAGAAGGTATCCCGCCCGATGGAATTGACCCTCCGCCAGCACTACAAGGCATTTTTCTCGGCAACGGCGCACTCGACGCTATTTACGACGAAACCTTTGCCTTCTACTGGAAACGGAATACCACGCTTGTAAAACCACGGATCAAGGCTGAAAACCTTGTTTATGGCACCCGTGGCACGCTGGCAGCCGGAGATCCAGAAATCTACGACGACATTTTTAGCTGCCCTACGGCAATTTCAGAAAACGACACCGGCTTTAGCGCAGCCCACAGCCTGAGCAACAACGCCGAATTTGGCTGCTACTCACCGATTGCAAACGGCAGCCATTACCGCGTCAACTGGCGCGTTATTTCCATGCCCCGCAACATTGGGGTAGAAGAAGATCCGGGACTCAATTTAAGTTTCGAGCGCATCAAAATTGCCGGTCAAGCAACGCTTACCAACAACCAACTAGCCAGCGGTTTCGATGTTTTTGCCACCATGCTGCGTACTGGCATGGACGGTACTGGCCGAAACTACAGTCGCCGCATGGGTATTACCGCGCTGAACGGCGTTGGCGTGTCTGACAGCACTGGTATCGAAGAGCGTTTTGTAAGCGTTGGAGATGTTGCAACGTTTACGATCGCCCGCAATCAAATTCCAGAAAACTTTTACAAAGGCACCGACCGCGAAGTCAGCGTTCAAGACATCAACGACGCCACTACCGAAGAGCGTATTGCGGCAGATGATGCGCTGCAAATAGGCGAGCTGTTCATGATTGGCCGGACAACGTGGCAAGTGATTAGCCGCAGCCGCGCAATGTGGCGAGCCGAAGACAACGCCGACCAAGTTATCCAACTCAAGTGCATTGACATCAACTCACCAGCCGTCAACAAGATTGGTCTGGTGTCCAACTACATGTTGCGCCAGAACTACATCAACGACAACAACACCCCCGACAAATACAACGCTGGAGCAGCCTTCTACCCGCTGCTGAAAGTGGCAAAAGCCACCGTGCGTAACACCCGTCCATGTGAAGTCACCGAAATCGGCATCCGCAGTAACGTCTTCCAGCGCCTGAACGGCATCTGCAACTTCCAGAACATCCCAAGCCCCGCACAACTTGAAAACCTAGATCAACGCCGCGTTCAGGTTGCCTCCGGTACCAACAGCTCATACATCAAACGGGCTTCGGTCTTCACAATCTTTCTGCGCCCCGCCGGTGTAGATGCCTCGGGCAATGAATACGACTGGCAGCCACTGGGCGAACAATTCTGCATCGTCGGAAATCAACCGATTGAGCAGTACAACTACATCCGCTTGGAGCACCCCGACCAAAAGCAATACGAGTATCAGTTCATTCCTAAAAACGGCGCCGACTTGGGACGCAACACGCCGGATTCCGCTGAGTTCTGGCAGCTCATGCACGGCGGTTCACTCGATAACAACGCCGAACGCCAAGTCCTCAGCGCGAGCTACCAAACCATTTACGGCACTTTCAAAGTCAGCTCTGTCGGCCAGCTTGTTACCAAACTTGACGTACAGCAAAACTCCGAATTCAGAAGCCTGCCGTCCTATCTGGACCGCACCACAACAAACGACCGCCCCACCAGCGTCGGCATCACAACTCTGTTGCCCGATCAGGAAGGCACGCAAACCCGCATCTCTTCATCCGAGTTTGTTTCTTGGTATACCGACCCCGTATTTGAGTACACCGAAGGCCGTAACGGCACCTTTACGTGGGAATTGACTAAACGTACAGGTGTTGGATCTGCCGACAACTTCCCCGGCAACGACGGAACTTCTGTTATTACGGAGTACCAACACACCGTTAGCAATAACCGCTGGTACAAAGTCCGTTACAGGCTTGTCAAAACTGCACTTACAGATCATTTTTCTACTCAGTCCTTTGTATGGACGATTGCTGAAGAAAACATTATCGAAAGTTCCAGCAACTGGGACACCCTTGGCGAGTACATAATTACCTTTTCGGTTGACAATAACAATCCATTCCGCCAGCCGCGTTCCAGTCCTGCGATTACAAACATCGGCCAGCGCCGGCGCGTTAGCGGTGTTATCACCAGCGATTTTGTCCAAGGCCGCAGCCAAGGTTTTTACGAAGAACTGTTCGGACCCGCCCGCAACTACAACGTGGGCACCAACCGCTCGGCCACCGTCGACATCACGGACGATGGCAAAAATATCCGTCTGATTTTCAGCAGCACTGTTTACTACGACCCCAACCACTGGAGCGGCGCCAAAAATCTGTGGCAA